ACGTTCTGATTATGCTAAAAGGAATGGGATTAATAACATGCCTAATGCCGAGCACACAGAAAACTTAATTGAGTTGGCTAATAAAATATTTGAGCCAATTAGAAAGCATTTTAATAAGCCCATACATATATCAAGTGGGTATCGTTCTAAAGAACTAAATGCTAAGATAGGGGGTGCAAGTAATTCTCAGCACACCAAAGGCCAAGCAATTGACATAGACCAAGGGAATAGAAAAGAAAACATGGAGATTTTTGATTTTATCAAAAACAACTTAGAGTTCGATCAGCTCATCAACGAAAATGGTTACGATTGGGTACATGTGTCATATAACACAGATGGCAAGCAAGCCAAGCAAGTATTGGATGCAATCAAAGAAGGCAAGGTAACTAAATATATTACACATAAATGAAAAATTTAATTATACTTTTTTTGTCTATCATAATTCTCAATTCTTGTAGAACAAAGCAACTTGTCTCTAATCAATTAACGACTACGGTTCATGACACGATTAAAGATTATAGATTAGACATAAGATATAATGCAGTACACGACACATTATTAATCGAGAATCCTTGCGATTCTTTAGGCATTTTAAAAGACTTTTATTCAAAAACAACACTACCACAAGGCAAGGTTGTAATAAGGTCACACAAGGGCAACATTCAAGCCACAATAGACATTGATTCAATTGCTCAAGTATATGAGTCAAAGTATAAATCTATTGTACGCAAATCTGCGGAGAATAAAGAGACTATTGTACGCATAAATACAATACCTAAATGGGCGATATGGGTAATGGCTATTGGAGCAATATTTACTTTCTTGTATTTAAGAAATTTTATTCTTAAATTTACAACGTAATAAATAGAGTGTTAGTGTAGGACCTAATATTCGATTTAAACAGTTGTAAAACTAAACAGCCCCGACGGTCCTACACGTTGGGGTTTTGTTTTTATATGGAAAAATTAAATTGGTATCCAGTTAAAGATTATGAAGGATTATATGAAATAACTAAATGTGGTAAAGTAAAAGCACTTGCTAAAACAAGAATTGGTATTTGTAAAAGAAATTACAAGGAAAAAAATATGTCAATTGTAAAGATTGGTGATGGATATTTTTCAGTAACATTACATAAAGATGGGATAAAAAAGAAATGGCTTTTGCATAGATTAGTAGCATTTTCTTTTTTAGAAAAAATACAAGGGAAAGAATATGTAAATCATAAAGACAAAGACAAGAAAAATAATCATGTTGATAATCTAGAATGGGTTTCTTCAATAGAAAATAATTGTCATATGCAAAAATCTAGAAATAATAGTTCTAAATATCCTGGAGTTTATTTATATATAGATAGAAAAAAATATAGAGCACAAATAAATCATAATGGCAAAAGAATTTATTTAGGTATTTATGAAACTGAAGATCAGGCATATGCTGCAAGATGTAATTATGAATTACAGAATGGTATCATAAATAAATATCTATAAATTTGCGTAAATTTGCCAAAACTAAAATAATAAAAATTTGGCACGTATATCTTCGTATCCTAATGATACAAATGTTATTGGAAATGACCGGTGGATTGGAAGCCAGTCTGACAACAACGATGCAACCAAGAACTTTACAGCTGATGCAGTAGCATCTTATTATAATAGAGTATCAAAGATTGACACAGGTTTTTTCTCATGGAATTTTGTCCCTGATTTAGCCCCTGCTGTTCAGTCATCGATGACATTTGAGAAAGTAGGCTGGACTAACAATACCATTAACTTAACAGGATTTCAAGGCGTTATTAGAGTATCTAACTTAACGCTTGCTAATACTGTACCCGGTACATTTATTGAGAACGAGTGGGTCAATAAAATTATATTAGCTCATATCCCTGAGAGTCCTAGTTTTTATGCATTCTACAGAGTAGATGCGGTGGTTCAAGATGGGTGGTTCTATTTACTGACATTAACATTTTTAGACGGTAACAATACCGTCATTCAACAAAATGACCCTGTAGCTTTTGGTATCTTTTCTGCAATTGCAGGCACAAGCGGAACCTCAGGCACATCAGGCACAAGTGGCACGACAGGTACAAGCGGTACATCAGGTACAAGAGGTACATCAGGAACCACAGGTACATCAGGTACCTCAGGTACTAGCGGTACGTCAGCGACAAGTGGAACAACAGGTACTTCAGGTACTTCTGGAAGCTCAGGCTCAAGTGCGACCTCAGGCTCAAGTGGTACAAGTGCCACATCGGGTACAAGTGGTACATCAGCTACTAGTGGTACATCGGGTACATCAGGCACTTCAGGTACTACAGGGACAAGTGGTACATCAGGATTTACAGGAGATAGATATGCAACCACATCTACGACTATATTTACTTTAGGTAATGCAGGGACATTAACGATAGGTTTAGGTTTATCTTACACAGTAGCTCAATCTATTATTGTCGTTTATAATGCTAGTAACTTCCAAGAATGCGAGGTTATAAGTTATAATCCTGCAACGGGAGCATTGCAGTTTGCGGCACCAACAAGAACTGTTGGAGGTGGTACATATAGCTCATGGGTTGTTAACCTAGACGGAGCAAGTGGAGGCGATGGTTCATCAGGTACTTCAGGTACTAGTGGAACATCATCGACTAGTGGAACAAGTGGTACGTCAGGGACGACAGGAACTAGTGGAACGACAGGAACGTCAGGAACTAGTGGTACTACAGGAACAGATGGCACAAGTGGGACTAGCGGTACAGCAGGTACAACAGGTACATCAGGTACGAGTGGTACTTCAGGAACGACTGGAACTAGTGGCTCATCAGGGACGACAGGAACTAGTGGAACGACAGGAACTTCAGGCTCTAGTGGTACATCAGGTACGACAGGTACATCAGGTACTAGTGGTACAAGTGGTGTTAACGGAACAAGTGGTAGTAGTGGTATTGACGGAACGAGTGGTACGAACGGTACATCAGGAACTAGTGGTACAAGTGGGACTTCTGGTATAAATGGACAATCTAATGTTATATTCCCATATAATGCTAGAACAAATATTACATCAGGAAATCCAGGTAATACAAATTTAATTTGGAACAATTCAACTCAAATATCAGCAACTCAAATTGGTATATCACATTTAGATAGAGACAATATTGATATTGATGTATTTTTAGGATTAATACCATCAGGCACTATTGTAATTATACAAGATGCAAATGATAGTAATAATTTTCAAAAATGGACTTTTGGAACAGGAGTTGAAATAGCACCAAATAGTTATTGGGAATTTCCAGCAACATATGTTAGCGGTGGTTATTCCTTTTCAAATGGTCATAATGTATTATTAATAATAGCAGAAAAACCTTCTGGAACAAGTGGTGTTAGTGGTACGTCAGGAACATCTGGTACTTCAGGTGCTCAGGGTACAAGTGGTGCGAGTGGTACGTCAGGTACTAGTGGTACCTCAGGAGCACAAGGAACTAGCGGTGCTAGTGGAACCTCAGGTACCTCAGGTACGTCAGGAGCTCAGGGAACAAGTGGAGCAAGTGGTTCATCAGGTACCTCAGGTACTAGTGGACTAGCAGGTACATCAACAAGAGTTGAGCAAAATTATACAGCCACAGCAGGACAAACAACATTTACCTTCACAGGTGGCTACACAGTTGGTCTTATAGATGTGTATGTCAATGGCGTTAGATACTTGCCTTCAGACTACACAGCCACAAATGGCACGACAGTAGTATTAGGCATAGGGCTATTGGCAGGAGATGCTGTGACTATATTAAACTATACGTCAGCAATAGTTGCATCAGGGTCAGGGAATATAAACTATGTTCCTAAATTTACAGCAACAGGTACGATAGGGAATAGTTCTATTCAAGATTTAACTACAGGGGTGTTAGTTAGTAATAGCGTTACAGCTGCTTCTGCAATAGCAAGAGGAACTTATTTAACTCCTACATTAGTTGCTTCTGCAAATAGTGATGTATTAGTAGGACTTGATATAAATCCTACGTTTACTAATGGTGCGTTTACAGGGGTAACAAATTATTCTGCTAGAATATTTAATACAAATGCTCTTTTAATTGCCTCTGATGGTGGTAAAATTGATTTTGTAAACAATGGTAATAATGGAAGAATACTTTCATCAGGAGGTGCTTTAACTATAAGCAATAGTGCTGGTACTACAGGTTCAGAAACAATAAGAATAAATACAGCTATTGATAGAGCTATTAATATATCAGCTGGAATTATTCGTTTTAGTTACAATTTATACGCAACAACATTTGCTCAATTTTTTGGAAGTACAGGAAACTTCACCCTACAAAACGGTGGAACATTCACAGACAATGGTTATCGTTTAGAGGTTGTTGGTACTGCAAGGACAACAGGAGCAACTTATTTAGCAACTACTTCAGGGAACGTAGCAATTGGGACAACAAGTGATGGAGGGTATAAATTGCAAGTAGCAGGAAGTTTTAATACAAATGGTACTATTTCATTAACAGCTTGGTTAGCATTACAAAATGTTTCAGCAAATATCCTTGGAATAGGAGGTATAACTGCATCGCAATGGGATACATTATCATTATATACAAGTGGTTCTGAACGTATGCGAATTACTTCTGCTGGCAACGTAGGGATTGGAAGTACTACTGCTGGTGCACAATTAACATTAGCTCAAAACAATGCAAATTCTTCAGCACAAACTTATCTTACATTTAGAAATTTAGCAACAGGGTATGGTAGTTGGGCTATATGGAAATCAGATGATAATAATTTAGGGTTCTATTATGGTGTTAATACAGATACTCCAAGTGCTGGCATTAATATGAAATTGCGTTATAATGGTATAACTGAATTTTATACACAAGTTTGCATAGGAACAAGTACAACTGGAGTATATGGTTCACCACTTTCAATGGCTAATGCGTCTGCTACTACAAAAATTTGGTCTACAGGACCAAACACTGGGGGTGATTATGTTGTCTATAGTAATTCTGGTGGTGGTATTTCAGGAGTTTATGTAGCATACGGTGCAACATCTTGGACAGGAGCATCTGATATAAGATTAAAAAATATAATTGAACCAATTGATAATGCTGTTGATAAATTATTGACACTTAATCCTATTGTTTTTTCTTGGAAACACGATTCTGAAAATAAAGAAAATTTAGGATTAATAGCTCAAGATATTGAAAAAGTATTTCCTCAAATTGTAGATATTCAAAATGATGAAATCAAAACTAAAGGTGTAAGATATACAGAACTTATTCCTGTCTTAGTCAAAGCCATCCAAGAACTATCAGCAGAAAACACTTCTTTAATAAATAGAATAGAAGCATTAGAAAACAAATAAAGCAACATCGCAATGTCAAAAAATACTAATTTATCCTTCCTGACAGATTACATTACTGCTGATATCACCAATGGTAGAATTGGTATTAATAACGCTTCGCCTACATATGCTTTTGATGTGACAGGGCTTGAAAGAAGTAGGGGAACTACTGCAAGTGATACTGCACCATTAGGTTCAGAATTAGCAGGTGTAACAGGCACAGGAACTAACTGGGCATTAGCAAGTGGTGCAACCAATTTAAACGTAGGTGGTTATACCCATACAGTTGGTTCAACTACTGCCTTAACAACATCTTTAGCAGCAGTAATTGGAACGTATTATCAAATTACATATACGATTACAGGTAGAACTGCTGGAAGTATTACAATAGCTTATGGTGGTACAAGTACAGGAGCATCTGCATCAGGAGCATCTGGTCCTTTAGCTTCATCAACTGCTGTTTTAACAATTACCCCTACAACAGATTTTGATGGTACAGTTGTTCTATCAATTAAGTCAATAGGTACAAGTTCCGCTTCAAGTACGTTTGCTAATAGCTCAGGGACATCAACTATAGAATTTAGAGCAAGCAGTATTGCTTCTAATACATTTATTGGCAACAATGCAGGAGTTAAAAATACAACTGGTAATAATAATTTATTTTTTGGAACAAATGCTGGATATAGTAATACAACTGGTTATTATAATTATTTTAGTGGAACTTCAGCTGGGCAAAATAATACTACTGGTGGCGACAATGCTTTCATAGGAGCAAATGCTGGGTATAATAATACAACTGGTTCACAAAATATTTTTTTTGGTTCAGCTTCAGCATTTAATCTTACAAGTGGTAATTATAATATATTTTTAGGAAGGAATGCGGGAAGGACTATAGCAAATGGAGCGGCTGCAACATCAATTGAGAATAGTTTAATAATTGGAAATGATGCAAGCCCTCTTTCAAATGGACAAACTAACCAAATAGTTATTGGTAATGGTGCAAAAGGTCTTGGCTCTAACACTACCGTACTTGGTAATAGTTCAACTGCTACAACTGCTATTTATGGCAATTTATTGTTAGGTTCTACAGTAGATGCAGGATATAAATTAGATGTGACAGGTACTGCAAGGGTGAGTGGGGTAAGTACATTTACAACAACTTCAGCAAGTACATCTGTTTTTAATTCTACTGATACAAATGGAGGTTTTATTACTTTTCAAAGAAGTGGTACTGCTTATGGATATATAGGTTCTGCATATCATTTATTAACTCCAGCTGGAGCAAATACAGATTTAGCAGTAAGCGCAAATGGTGCATTTATTGTTGGAACTGGTGCAAGTTTAATTCCAAGGCTTACAATTACTTCTGCTGGCAACGTAGAAATAAAAAATCAATTAACATTAACATCATATTTTAATTTAATTGGAACATCTTCAAGTGCTAATAGATATGCATATATATACACTACTGATTCAATTTTAAGCATATATGCGGCAAGTGGTGGAGGTGAGGTAAAAGATTTAGAACTACGTTCAAGTGCATCGGCAACTGGTGGAAATATTACACTTAAAACAAATGGAAATACATTAATAGGTACATATACAGATAATGGTTATAAACTTAATGTAAATGGACAACCGGGTGCTAATGGTTATACACTTTGGACCAACTATTCAGATAAAAGATTAAAAGAAAATATTCAACCATTAGTTAATAATACTATTTTAGATAAGATTAACTTATTGAATCCTGTGACATTTAATTATAATGAAGCATCGGGATATGATAAAGAAACAAGAGCAAGAAAAGTATCAGGATTTATTGCACAAGAACTTCAAGAAATATTTCCTGAAATGGTGGGTACATTAAAACTTAATGATGAAGAATATTATGATACCAACCTATCTAATTTAAGTTTATATTTAGTCAAAGCCATACAAGAATTATCAGCAGAAATTAACTTATTAAAACAAAAATAAATATGACAAACTTTTTTTGGAGCGTATATCAGCTCGACACAGTCCCGATGGAGGGAAATTTAATGGATGTAGTTATCACAGTTCACTATGGTAGAACAGCAGTAGATGGAGAATACACAGCGTATTCTTATGGAACAATGGGATGTCAAACTCCTTCAGAGACAGACTTTACAGCCTATCCAGATTTGACATTTGAGCAAGTATGTACTTGGCTTGATTCAGGATTGCCAGTTGAATCTATTGATGCAGGACTTCAGCAGAACATTGATAATCAAATCAATCCGCCGATCATAATTTTGCCATTACCATGGGTACCTGAACCAACAACTACCACAACAACCACAATGGCTCCTGAGCCAACAACTACAACAACAGAAGCTCCTATTTAATTAGGAGTTTTAAATGTTTTTAGTAATTTTGTGTTTGTTAAACATTTAAATCAAAACAACAATGAAAAAGTATCGTGATCTGTTAGGGTTAGTACATTATATTAACCAGTCAATAGAACAAGGCAAGACCATAGGTCAAAAGAAATTAGTCAAGATTGGTGACTTATTAAAGCCACATATTGATGCTTACAACGACAAGAGAGATTGGATATTATTATCTAACGCTAGTGTAGATGATGACAAGAATCTAATTGTTGACGAAAAGGGTGGATATAAATATACACCTGAAGGAGCACACAAGAGAGACAAAGAACTAATGGAATTGTTCATGTCTGACTTTGACTACACTCAAATTCAAATTAACTCACCATCTGAGCTTGACCAATATACATTCTTGTATGGATGGGTGAATGGTGTGAATTTTATTATTGAAGAAGAGGAAGAGGTAGAACTTTAATTACATCTTCAGCCGTGATACTCCTTTGACATTCAAATTGTCGAGGAGTATTTTTGTGAAATGGGCACCAATCGAAGTCCCCTTTATCAAATTTTAACGCAGGGTCGTTCCAACAGCCGTGGCATACATTCTCGTTAGCTACACGTATACAATTGAACTCATGTGTACGTGTAGTAAAGTTACTAATCATCACCACAGGTTTACCGATAGCCCATGCCAACCATGACAAGCCACTACTCAATCCTATCATAAACTGACTATGGTAGATAACGCTCATAGTATTCTCAATGTCGATGTTATCTATCTTCTGGCAATGCTCAAATGGGTTGTCTTCTTTACTGACATTCACCACCTTGTAGCCTTTCTCATGCAAGTAAGTTATGACTTCTTGCCATCCCTCTCTTGTCCAAAACTTACAGCCTGCCGTTGAGTTAGTAGCTATCGTCACATACTGCCCGTACTTATTCTTACGCTTTCTAAACTTTAAGTTTGGCCTAAGCTCCTCAAACTCTAGTCCCAATATATTAGTGGCCGCCTCTTGGAGCTTTATGGTATTAGGTAGCACAGGTTCTTTATTCTCATCGTAGTGCCACCCGATATTATACTGAGCATAAATATTATTGACCACCATGCCTGGCTCGACTAGCTCTATCTCAGGGATGTCAAGTATATGGTTCCAAAAGGTTGAGAGTATTACTTTGCAGTTATGTTTCTTTTGAAATGCAAGTGCATAGGGTGCCCATGCGATGGTGTCGCCTAGTGATTTACTAGCCAAGGTGATGAACACTCTTCTGTTTTCAAGTGATAACTTATACTCGTAGACTAATTCATTATACTCAAATACTTTAATATTCCACTCAGTATAGTACTCCCTATTTAGTCTAACCCATGAGTTAGAGTTAATAGTATTCTCATAATGACATACATTATTCTCGTCAAAGTATTGCACCTTAAACTCAGAGTTGACAGGTGACTTAATCTCAAGGAATGGTTGCTCAATAAAGTATTTATATATGTGCACATCTTGGTCCTCATGTGGCATCATTAATACTTTGTTGTAGAAGTTATTATATTTCTCAGCAAATATCTCTGAGGTATTATCTGTAGGTACAATGTAATTACATTTTATGGTATTTAAGTCTGTATCGATAGGCTGAATGTATCGCTCAAACATGGACCCATATTGAGGCAAGTTATGAGCAATTATTGGTAAGCCATAACCAATCGCTTCTCTAAGCACAAGTGGGTTGCACTCCCATGTGCTATTGAACATAAATATGTTAGCATGCTTTAAGAACTCGTCCACATCATCCCTCTCTCCCCACACTTTGACATTACTTGGTAGGTCAGTCATCAATGGCTCCCAATAATCTTTAAAGTTGCCTGCTTGATTGCCTACAAAATTAAAATTAAAGTTAGGGTTAGCACGGGCAATCTCTATGCCCTCGGCTTGGTTCTTGCCGGGTGTCCATAGTCCTACGTTGACCACATTATTTATGCCCGGAAGTTTCTTTGACTCCTTAGGGTCAATAGGGTACTCAATAACTTTCTTGTAAGATGGCAGATGAGCAAATGTGTCATAGTGGTAAGGCGTGCAGAAGGCATACGCATCAGGGTGATACAACTTAGTCTGAGGATCAAATGACACATCATGGCAAGTCTCAATAATCTTATAATGTCTACTTGGTCTATAGAGTTCACTCATTATGTGAGCATCGAACCGCTCCGATGGCTCATGTATATGGATGATGTCAGGATTAAAATATTTAATAATACTAAAGAGCTCAGTCTTGTCTTCAAACAAAGTATAAAAGTTATTGCCTACTAATTTTATAATCTTATCTCTTTGCACCACATAGTCTAAACTGTAGCAAGTATACTCAACTACGCAGACATTAATGTATTCTTGCATCACCTCAATAGTCTTGAGCACAAAGGCAGGCATGCCCCCTGTTGATAGGTGAGGAACTAGGTATAATACTTTATTGGGCCTGATCATTTTTAGCATCTCGTCTTTTCTTTTTTCTCCATGGTAGAATAATAATTTGTCCTCACTTGCAGGCACCCTACCCCAATCACCTATCATGTAGTCTTGCCCAGTAAAAATATTATTATGGTCAATCAAGTTGACTAAATCAAGTCCTGCGTTCATATAAATATATGGTAAACCCTTTTGAATATTATACTTCCACAATAGCACATTGGCTATGGTCTCCTCATTATAGGCTGCGTAGTAACTATTGTCAGCCATCACTTCTGGGTGCGTACACATTTGATACCACTCATCCAAGAAGTCAATGCAGTTTTTATTAGCCACAAAGTAGCCTGTCTGCCTATAGCGTTGTCTGACATATTGGTCCACACCGAACAGCTCGCATGCTGGGTGCTCAAGTGTTGTACTCAGGTCATCTCTGCTCTCAGCCCCTCCCCTGTCGCCTACATGCAAGTAGTCATAGATGCCCTCCACAAAGTAGGGGTAGGGCGAGTCATTATCGAACATATTAAATATATTATCTACATACTTTGTTGCAACTGAGTCGGAGTCAACATAGGCCACCGTGTAAGCAAAATTGTTTATAGCATCCTTGACAATAAGTGGGCGTTGAATTAAAAGCTTATAGACATTAATGTCCAATCGGTCAATAAATTTATTTTGCTTAATGTCAGTCACATCGCAGTCCCATCTAATAGTCAAAGCATTTTTAATTTGTCTATCTGAGTTGAGCATATAAACAATGACAGGAATAGAAGAATGGGTGATTATAGAGTGCACACATGCCTCAACAGTATCAGCATATGACTCACTTGCATATAGGACGAATGCTTGCTTCATTGAGCAAAATTAATTAATATTGCACCAAATACAAATAAAATGACAATAGAAGTTAGCTTTGGCGAGGTGCTAGATAAAATATCTATCCTAGCCATTAAATTAAACCAAATTAAAGACGAGGAGAAACTTAAAAATATTCAAAAAGAATTTTCATCCATAAGTGGTAGAGTGTCTCAAGATTCATTTAGCGACCCATTATATTTTGAGTTATGCAAGGTCAATCAAAAACTTTGGATAGTAGAAGATAAGTTAAGAGAGCGCGAGCGACTTAATAATTTCAATGAAGACTTTATTAACTTGGCTAGAAGTGTTTATATTTTAAACGACAAGAGGGCCGCTATCAAGAAAGAAATAAACATTAAAAATGGCTCAGAATTCATAGAAGAAAAATCTTATAATAATAATTAGTAATTTTACATACTTTAATAAAATAACAATGGCACAAATAGAAGAAGAAGAATTAACAAGACTAAAAGAAGCAAGCAATTCATTACGTGAATCTCGCTCAACAATTGCAGACATTGAGATATCAATGCATCGCTTAGAAAGCAAGAAGAAAGCAGTTCTCTTTAATGCAGAGCAAGCAGCAGAACAGCTTAATAACATCCAGGAGGAACTTCAACAAAAATATGGCAACATATTAATTGACCTTGCTACCGGAGAAATCAAAGATAACGATGGTAATTCGTAAGCTATCAATAGGGAATGATTACAAATCTGCTATGCATTATTTGCAAAATCAGTCCGTGTTGAATGATAATTACATCATTCATTTAATTAAGATTACAGATATTGGTTCCTATCAAATCTACATTGAGAAAAACAATGAGATTATTCTTTGGAAAGAGATAGGTGCTCATGTTCCTGTTATAATTGAATACGATATTTCATTTTAATTATGAGGTCACCTCAATACTTTGTCATCAAGTCGAAAGATGGCCATCGATACGATAACGTACGTAATGGTATAATTATTTCTACATCAAAAGAAGACCATTTAGTTACCACTCGTGAGGCTATAGTTATTGAAACACCAATTGGCTATGAAGGCCCTATTGAGATAGGGGATACAGTCCTAGTTCACCACAATACATTTAGGCTTTACTTTGACATGCAAGGACGTGAGAAATCAGCATGGAATTATTTCAAAGATGACATGTTTTTCATCGATGATCCATATGCATACAAAAAACCCGATGGTCAATGGAAGGGAATAGGTAGATACGTATTTGTTTCTCCTGTTCCTAACGACCAGTCAGGCATCACTACTACGGATGCAGAGATGCCACTTGTAGGCATTATTAGGTTTGGTAATGATGAAATGCTAGAGTTAGGATTAAACGAAGGTGACAGGATCGTATTTGAGCCTGAGTCTGAGTACCCATTCTATGTGGATGGAGAGAAAGTTTATCGTATGTACACCAAGAATTTGACAATTAAATTAAATGAACAAGATAACGGAATTAAAGAAGAAGATAATTGATTCTGGATACAAAGCTGTCGAAGAATTAATTAAGGTTGCTGAAGAAAAAATCGTTACCCATATGGAAGATGATTTATCGGCTGACAAATTAAAGAACGCTGCGGCCGCTAAGAAGCTTGCCATCATGGATGCTTTTGAGATTCTTAAAAGAGTTGAGGAGGAGAGTAACATCATCGAAGGCGTTGTTAACAATCAAGTTAATACTAACCGAGGATTCGCTGAGTCTAGAGCTAAGAATAAATGAGTTTACACAAAGTCCTTTCTAATATTATCCCTGAAAAAATTCTTGCCAAAAAGAATGAGAAGAAACAATGGGAGTATGGGTGGGATCCGGAATATGATATGGTTGTCATATCAAAAGATGGGACCATTGGAGATATCTATGAGATAGCTAATCTAAGAGTTGCTTTGCCAGTAACTCCAAATAAAGTTACATATAATGGCAATAAATGGGATCCTATTAAATTGCCCAAAGAACTATCTCGCATCAAGACAATCTTTGATTGGAACAGGCGTGATAATACTTTTAAGAATCAATGGGTAGACTTTATCGAAGAAGAGTTTGACCGAAGAGAATATGGGTATTGGTTCATTAACAATGAGGTAAAGACCTATATCACAGGTAGCCACTACATGTATCTACAATGGACTAAAACTGACGTTGGTCATCCTGACTTTAGAGAGTCCAATAGAATATTTTATTTATTTTGGGAAGCATGTAAAGCTGATACTAGGTGCTTTGGTATGTGCTATCTTAAAAATAGACGTTCAGGTTTTTCTTTTATGGCATCATCAGAATCTGTCAATATTGCAACTTTAGCTAAAGATGCACGTATTGGTATGGTGTCTAAGACAGGACCTGATGCTAAGAAAATGTTTACCGATAAGGTTGTCCCTATTGCAAACAACTACCCTTTCTTCTTCCAGCCTGTGCGTGATGGTATGACTACACCGAAGACTGAACTTGCCTTCCGTGTCCCTGCATCTAAGATTACACGTAAGAACATGGACCAAGAACAAGGTGAAGATGTTGATGGACTAGATACATCTATTGATTGGCGTAACACAGCAGATAACAGCTATGATTCAGAGAAGCTTAAATTCTTAATTGAGGATGAGGCTGCTAAGTTAGAAAAGCCAATGAACATTGAGAACGGATGGCGTATACGTAAGACTTGTCTTCGGTTAGGAGCAAGGATTATTGGTAAGTGTATGATGGGCTCAACATCTAACGCTCTTGATAAAGGAGGAGAAAATTATAAGCGATTATTTACTGACTCTGATGTAACCAAAAGAAATAAGAATGGTCAGACTATATCAGGACTATACTCATTGTTTATACCTATGGAATATAACTTTGAAGGATACATCGATGAGTTTGGACATGCAGTATTAGAAACCCCTGAGAATCCTGTCCGTTCGACTGAAGGGACATGGATAACTCAAGGTGTCATTGAGTATTGGAATAATGAGGTTGCCTCATTAAAGTCTAATCCCGATGCACTTAATGACTTCTATCGTCAGTTCCCAAGGACTCAGTCGCATGCTTTTAGAGATGAGACTAAATCGTCAATCTATAACTTGACTAAAATATACCAACAAGTAGACTACAACGATGGTATGTTAGAAGATAGAGTCTTGACTCGTGGATTCTTTCATTGGAAAGATGGCGAAAAAGACGGTGAGGTTATTTGGACCCCCGATAGGAACGGTAGGTTCTTGGTATCATGGATACCTGAGATAGCCATGCGTAATAACTTTGTTTCTAAGAACGGCACTCGTTACCCATTGAATGAACACATTGGTGCTTTTGGATGTGACCCTTATGATATATCTGGTGCGACCTTTGGAGGATCAAACGGATCATTGCATGGGCTTACTAAGTTTAATATGGCTAACGCTCCATCGAACTCATTCTTCTTAGAGTATATTGCTAGACCACAAACAGCTGAGATATTTTTTGAGGAAGTATTAATGGCTTGTGTATTTTACGGTATGCCTATCTTAGCAGAAAATAATAAAGCTCGATTGCTTTACCATTTTAAGAATAGAGGATATAGAGGGTTCTCTATGAATAGACCTGATAAGCATAAGACTAAATTATCATTTACAGAATTAGAGATTGGTGGTATACCTTCTTCAAGTGAAGACATGAAACAGGCTCATGCGGCAGGTATCGGTACTTACATTGAAAAATATGTAGGGTATGATTTGGATGGGACTTATAGAAATCCCGACGAAATTGGCAACATGCCATTTACTAGAACTCTTATGGATTGGTCTAAATTTAATGTTAATGATAGAACAAAGTATGATGCTTCTATTAGCTCAGGACTTGCCATTATGGCAAATCAAAAACATATTTATTTGCCAGAGAAAAAAGAGTCAAAAATAAGCATTAAATTTGCAAGATACGATAACAGCGGTTCAGCGAGTAGACTGAAAATAATATGAACGACCCTTTAATAATGATTAATCCTTCTAGCTTCCCCACGCAGCTGGCAACAGATGCAGAGAAAGCATCTCAAGAATTCGGATTAAAAGTAGGCCAAAGTATCATGTGGGAGTGGTTTGCCAAAACAGGCAATAACTGTAGGTACTATTCTCAATGGATTGATTTTCATCGCATTAGGCTATATGCCCGTGGTGAGCAGTCTATTGCTAAGTATAAAGAACAATTCCAAGTTGATGGAGATATGTCACATATCAACCTTGATTGGACTCCCGTTCCTATTATCCCTAAGTTTGTTGATATCGTAGTCAATGGGATGAATGACCGTCTTTTCCAAGTAAAGGCATATGCACAAGATGCTATGTCAGCAGAGAAAAGAAGTAAGTTTCAAGAGATGGTTGAGGCTGATATGGTTGCAAAAGATTTCTTAACTCAAGTTAAAGAAGAGTCAGGGATTGATGCATTTAATGTGCCTCCACAAGATTTACCTGCTAACGAGCAAGAGTTAAATCTTTATATGCAACTTAAATA